GCTTCTTTATTATTGCAGGCGTAATCAGACATTGGGGGTAACATGAAATATATCAATAAAGACGACACCACATCATGGGAGTTAGACGAGTATGGCAATCGAGTGGATAAAAAGACTGGAGAATTTGTTGTCTTCAGTGATAAGTATACCGAACCCAATATTTCACAACCAGAAGGATTCATTCGTATCAACAATGAGTGGGTACCGAAGCAAACGGAATTCAACTTTGAATAAGTGGGATAAAGCCCACATGAAGACGGCTGAGAACTACGCACTTCTCTCATCAGCAAAAAGAGCGCAAGTCGGCTGTGTCCTTGTAAAAGACAATCGTATTATTTCTATTGGCTATAATGGAATGCCAAGTGGATGGTCAAACAAATGTGAGACCACTGACGAATACGGAAACATGCCTAAAACAAAACCAGAGGTGCTTCATGCGGAGACGAATGCAATCGCAAAAGTTGCGAAGTCGTCAGAATCGGCGGAGGGTGCAACACTCTACACAACATGCGCTCCCTGTCTCGACTGTGCAAAACTTATCTATCAGTCCGGTATATCAAGAGTTGTATACGGACACACATATAGAAAAAAAGAAGGATTGACGTTTCTAGAAAAGTGTGATATACTACTAGAACAATTGGAGATTTAAATGAACCCGTTTGATTATGTAACATCCATCAACTACTCTAAGAAAGATGTGATGCTTGAAGAAAAGACCTACAACTCGTTTATGGTAAATCGCAGTCTGTCATACTTCTCCGACACTGTGGTTCTCGCAAATGAGATGAATCTTCATCATCATCTTGACAATCGCTTACAATATCAATTTCTTATAAATATAGTTAGAAAGCGCAAACGCTTTTCTAAATGGTTAAAACCTGAAGTAGAGAATGATATTGAATTGGTGAAAGAGTATTATGGCTATAGTAATGAAAAAGCACGACAGGTCATGTCACTCCTTTCCCCTTCTCAAATAGCAACAATAAAGAAGAAGGTATATAAAGGTGGAAGAAAATAATTTAGTCGCATGGAGTCCAGTGAACATGCTAGAGATATCTCTAGCCGAACCTGATGACTTCCTTAAAGTTCGTGAAACTCTGACACGCATCGGTGTCGCATCTCGTAAAGATAAGAAACTCTATCAGTCTTGTCATATTCTGCACAAGCAAGGACGATATTACATCGTTCACTTCAAAGAGTTGTTTATGCTTGACGGTAAAAAATCAAATCTAGAACAGTCAGACGTAGAACGCCGCAATACAATTGCTACACTTCTGTCTGATTGGGGTCTTGTTGATATTCAAAACAAAGACGTTGCTCAAGATTGCGCTCCTTTGCGTCAGATTAAGATTATCGGATATAAAGAGAAAGACGAGTGGGAACTTTGTCCCAAGTATAACATCGGAAATAAATGATTAACTTCGAAGACCATATTGAAGACATTCGTAATAAGCGTCACTGGTGGACAAAAGCAGATACACAGTCTTATGATTGGAACAAGATGATGCGTCTTATTGATACTCATCCACCAGAGTTATATGCTTGGAATCGTGATAAGCAGAGAGTTGGTCTCAACTCATGTCATTCCAGACCTTCTGCTCCACGATTTGCGAAAGAAATTCAGCAAGATATGAATGACTTCTTTGTATTGCCTGCTCCTAAAAAACTTGAATATGACAAAGGGCAACCTAATATTACTAACATTGCGTTTGTTGGTTTTGGTCAGAACTCGGATTCGTATCCTCGTCATGCAGATAAAATGGATGTTTTTCTTGTTCAGGTTATCAGCGAAGTCAAGATTACGATAGGTTATACAGAAGAGCCTTCGAACAGAGACGATGTTAGAATGATGAAGCCTGGAGATGCTGTTTGGATTCCTCGAGGAACTTGGCATCAAATTGAGCCTAAGACTGCACGGGTCACATTCTCATTTGGTTTTGAGAGTGACTCTGATTGTGACCCCGCAACATTTATTTAACTGAACCACTTGACATTTGAACGGTGAGTTCTTATATATAGTAATGAAGATGCCGATAACGGGTCTTCTTATATGTCTTGCTAATTAAATAGGAGATAACAGACATGACTAATCTAAAAGTAGGTAAACAACTATTCCCTAAATCCGCATTCATTGGTTTTGACCACTTGTTTAACGAACTAGAATATGCGACTAAACATGCGAATGACCACTATCCGCCTCATAACATTATTAAAGAGTCGGACGATGAGTTCACTATCGAAGTTGCTGTTGCAGGGTTCACTCAAGACCATATTCATGTAGAACAGAAGGAACGTTCTCTCACTATCACAGGTGAGTATGAGAGTAAAGGACGAGAAGTTATTCATCGTGGTATTTCCACAAGAAACTTTAAACGTCAATTCCGTCTCTCTGAGTATGTCGAAGTAACTGGAGCGTCTCTTACGGACGGTATTCTTGCAGTAAATTTGAAGTTAGAAATCCCAAAAGAGAAGCAGCCTCGTAGCATTAAAATCAATTAATCACGAGGAAAATAAAATGACACACATCAACCTTCTAAACGGCATCATTGCCGTGGCGTTTGCTGAGATGGCTATCGTTGTTTCAGCGTTAGTCTAATTAGCTTGAGGGCGGTCAACTCGGTTCACCGCCCTCTTTTTATTTCATCATTGACATATCTTGAGAAGTGTGATATATTAACATAATGGACTTTTATACATCAATAGAACGTAGCGGTAACTTTCTTCAGTGTCGTGGCTATACAGGCACGAAACGTATTCAGAAGAAGTTTCCATTTAAACCCACCCTTTATGTGAATTCAGAAAAAGGCACTTGGCGCACACTCGATGGTGTTTCTGTAGAGCCTGTTACCATGGACTCAATGCGAGATGCGACAGACTTCGTAAAACGATACGAACATGTCTCAGGCTTTGATGTCTATGGCATGACGAACTATGTCTCACAGTTTATTACACAGAAGTGGACAGGCGACATCAAGTTTGACCCGTCTAAGATTGCTGTAACGACTATCGACATCGAGGTCGCATCCGACGAAGGCTTTCCTGAGCCTGAGTATGCTAATCATCCTATCACCGCTATCACGACCAAGAACAGTAAAGAAGAGTTCTTTCGTGCATGGGGCTGTGACAAGTTCACTCCACCTGATAATGTTATCTACCAACACTGTGACAATGAACTTGACCTAATAAACAAGTTTCTTGAATACTGGTCAACACATGGCTCACCTGATGTTGTGACTGGCTGGAATACTAAGCAGTTTGATATTCCCTATCTTGTTAATAGAACAAGAAAAGTTCTTGGTGAGGAATCTGTGCTGAGGTTCTCGCCGTGGGGTGAAGTTCGTCAAAGAACTATACAAGCAAACAAGTTTGGTATGCGTGAAGTAAAAGCATATGACTTGTGCGGTATCGCTCAACTTGATTACTATGACTTGTTTCGTAAGTTTACGCTGAACACTCTGGGTCAGCAAGAGTCGTATCGTCTTGACCACATTGCTAATGTGGTGCTGGGTGAGCGTAAGTTGTCATACGAAGACTTCGGTAATCTGCATACACTCTATAAAGAAGACCATCAGAAGTTCATGGAGTATAACATCCGAGATGTTGAACTCGTTGACATGCTCGAAGAGAAACTTGGTCTGATATCACTCGCATTCACTCTTGCATACAAAGGTGGTGTGAACTATGAAGATGTGCTAGGCACAACAAACATCTGGGATAGTATCATTCATCGTATTCTGTATTCGCAGAAGATTGCTGTGCCACAGAAGATTGAGAAAGCAAAGAGTAACTATGAAGGTGGCTATGTAAAAGAACCGCATGTCGGTTCACATGACTGGGTCACATCATTTGACTTGAACTCTCTGTATCCAAACATCATTGTGCAATACAACATGTCGCCCGAGACTGTATTGTCTGGTCTGACTAACACGAGTGTCGAGCAGATGCTACGCAAGCAAACAGATATTCCTGCTGGCTTTGCACTTGCACCATCGGGCGTAAAGTTCAGCAAGCAAAAAGAAGGTATTATTCCCAGTGTCATTCGTCAGTATTATTCTGAACGCCGTGTCATCAAAAAAGAAATGCTTGACGCACAGCAAGAGTATGAGCAGACACCAACAAAAGCATTGTCAAACAAGATTGCCACTCTAGACAATCAGCAGATGGCGATTAAGATTTTGATGAACAGTCTGTATGGTGCGCTAGGCAATCGTTGGTTCCGTTACTTTGACCAACGAGTTGCTGAGAGCATTACACTGGCTGGTCAGTTAGCCATCAAGTGGGCAGAACGCGCTGTCAACACTGAGATGAATACTCTATTAGAAACACCTGACAAAGACTATGTGATTGCTATCGACACGGACTCTGTATATCTCAACATGTCGAGCCTTGTCGATAAGTTTAAGCCTAAAGACCCTGTGAAGTTTCTTGATAAGATTTGTCGTGAACACTTTGAGAAGGTTCTAACAAAGTCTTTTGAAGACATGGCGTCTTACACTCAAGCATACTCTAATCGTATGGAGATGGGTCGTGAAGTAATTGCTGACAGAGGTATCTGGGTCGCTAAGAAGCGTTACATTCTCAATGTTCACAACTCTGAGGGTGTTCAATACGCAGAACCCAAACTCAAGATGATGGGCATCGAGGCAATCAAATCGTCAACACCGCAGATTGTGCGTGAGCGTATGAAAGAGATGTTTGCTATTCTTGTCAAGGGTTCTGAGACAGAGACACAGAAGTTCATCTCAAACTTCAAGTCTGAGTTTGTAAAACTGCCCGCTGAACAAATCTCATTTCCTCGTGGTGTGAGCGAAGTTGACAAGTGGTCTGACAGAATGTCAATCTACAAGAAGGGAACACCTATTCATGTGCGCGGCGCATTATTATATAATCACTATATAAAAGACAAAGGGCTACGTTATGAGACAATTAAGAATGGTGAGAAAGTGAAGTTTGTATATCTCAAGACACCTAATCCTATCAACGAAAATGTCGTTGCTTATCCTGTGACCTTGCCCAAAGAATTAAATCTCAACAAGTATGTCGATTACTCTAAGATGTTCGAAAAGACATTTGTTGGACCCCTTGAACCCATTCTCGATGCTGTTGGCTGGAGCGCAGAACCGAGAGCGCAACTGGATATGTTTTTCTCATGATGTATGATATAGACCACCTCGAAAACGATAAGCACTACAGAGGCAAGACTTGGGGATGGATTCCTCCAACTCAACCAGTCTATGACGCATTTCATTATGTGAAGAATAATGTGAATCCTCGAAAGATGCTTGAGATTGGATTCTATAAAGGTCATTCGACAAGTTACTGGGCGCAGACATTACCTGACTGTGAGATTTATTCATGTGGTCCAGCGCACACAAAGTTTATGCAATTTGCTCCAATTGTAAAGAGCAAGTATGCCAATGTGAAAGATATGTTTCCTTATGAGTCTCCTCAAGTTTGGAAAGAACTGTTTATATTAAACGGGAGTGATGCTAGAAAAAAGGGTCACACTAAAACTCACAAACGTTTTCCGTTTGTCTTCATTGATGGTCAACATCTATATGGTAATGTTATTCTTGACATAACACTTGCTGTTGACATTCTTAAAGCAGAGTGGGTTATGTTTGACAATCACGAAACGCCAGATGTTGTAAAAGCAATTAAAGACCATGGTAAGTTGAAGTTGGTAAAAACATGGCCGTATGAGTGTGATATGTATGAGATACTTGAAGATGGCACAGAAAAACACACAATATCGAAATTAGAACTTGCTTTATATCGCAAAGTGTGATATATTAAGACAATGAGATATGCATTAACATTGTTCAAAAATACATTTGACAACAAGACTCATCGCTTCCAAGAGTTTGACTCTTGGGACGACTTCGAGACTTTGTTGTATGGAT